TAATTGCCTTTCCCTGACGCTTAACGCCATGCTCCCCTCCCTGCTGTTCAATCAACGCATGCAGACGCCTTAATTCATGCTGCAGACAAGCTTCAGGAGCTGTCAGGGAATAAAACCACAGCCCTTCGTTTCCCGCCTGTTCATCTACCAGCTGCAGCACTTCAGCCCAGCTCATTGCTCTACTGCCCCGTTGCTCTGAGATGCAGTGATAGCAGCAGTCTCAAGGGCAGTAGTGCCGGTAGCGACTGCTTGCATCTCTGCTGTACCGGCCTTGACGTTGGTATCGTAATACTTGTACTTCAACGTCTCGACATCGTTCTGTTTGTCATCGTCCAGCCCCTGCTTTTTCAGCTGCCGGTCAGCTGACTCCAGCTGGATCTGCACCTGCTGGAGCTGCTCGGCCTTTTGAGCTTGCTGCTGTGCCTGCTGTTGGGCTTGCTGCGCCATTTGCTGGCCCTTCTGTGACTGCGGATCGACCAGGTACTGGTTGATACTGTCGAGATCAGCACTCAGCCCCCAATCACGAATAGCTGCATGCAGGGCACTGACATCAGTGATGGGCAGTCCGGCCTGCAGAAACGACAGCTGCATCTGAATCAGCTGCATCAGGTTGGCCGACTTCCGGTTACGAGAGGACGGTGACAGACCAGCCTTGAGCGTGAGTCTGCTGCGGGCTCGCCAGTCACCGGGGCTGACATCCACGAACTCGTCGGCACGGCGGAGAGTCAGGGTTCCCGTGTATCGACGGCGGAGTTGCTCGTGGATCGTCAGCCACAGTGATCGTATGAAGGTCTGGCCGATGTTGGTGGCAATGAACTGGCTGAGGCTTTCCTGATGCCCCATCGACTGCTGATTGGCCACTGCCCCCGCCTGGTTCTTCAGGAGCTCGGCCTGCGGTTCCTGCAAGCTCAATGCTGAACCACCACGCTCATTACGCTGCGACTTCATGAACTCCAGATAGGCCAGCGATTGACTGGCGTTATCGATGGGCGGCAGGCTGGCAAAGATACTGTTGGGACTGTTCATCCGCACATGGCCGTTGGCCCTGCCGCTGGTGACATCCTCCAGCTCTACATCGTAGCCGTAGGTGCGGCTGAGATTGCCACTGTCGAGGTTGTCCTCCAGCTGGCGTTGGCCAAAGCTGGTGCGCAGCTGAATATCCCTGAGCTTGTCGACCAGGCTGATGCCCTGGAAGCGGTGTGCCTGCGGGAAGGCAGCGCCGGTGGCCAGCGGGTGATTGCCCTGCCACGGCTCATCATTGAGCAGCCTGCGGTTGGCAACACTGATAAAGCGCCGCTCGGTCAGGCCCTTGCCGGCCGGGACTTCCTGCCATACCTCATACCACTCGATCATGTCGTTTTCACGACTGTCCGCCTGCTGGACGGCTCGCTCTTCACCGACCAGTTTGGAACGAGTGGCGGTGTCGTCAGCGCCCTGGGCTTGTACGCCGGAGCTGACCGGCAGTTCGTCGATCAGGTCTTTCCTGTTGGGAAACAGCTCCACCAGCTCCGCCCTGCGACTGAAACGAGTGATGCCGATAAACGGAATCTTTGAGAGATCTGGCTTCGGCCAGTCCTTCTGGTATTTGAGCAGGCTGACATCGATGGGCTCAATGTCAATCTCCTGTGTTTCACGTGAAACCTGCATCTCCGCCACACCGTCTGTAAAGCTCTCCAAGGAGATATCGATATTCGGTGGGGCAGCAGCAATCAGTGCAGCAATCTGCTCTTTGCTAACGTCTCTGAGCGTCTCAGACTCCACGATGGTCCTGTCGATAATGCTGACCTTGACCACGGCATTTTTGTAGCGCAGTGCTGACTCGATGCCGGCCGTCATCACGTAGTAGCCGTCGTTATCCTCCAGCACCTGACTGATGGCGTAGGACTCAAGCTCTGCCTGCAGTTCATCACCATTGGCAATGGGTTCGAAGGAAGCAGGCTGGTCGGAGGTAAAGCCATTGATCAGCTCAGCCATCACCGCAGTGGTCATGGTTTGTGCCTCTAACGCAACAGCGGAGCTACGGCCAGTCGCAGCAGGCCCGGGAATGCGGCCGAAGTACAGGTCATCCGACTCCTTGATGTTTTCCTGCAACAGATAGTTGTCGGTGTTGGCGTTGTCCAGGTTGTAGTAAACCAACTGCAGCAGTTCGTCATCGGTCAGCTTGTTACCCATACAGCCTGCGCTCCTCATCCCGTTTGGTGTAATCGAGCGGCTTGTTGACTGGCGTGCCAATCACCTGCTTGCCCTGCCCTGCACCCAGAAAGCCATATTGATCTGCCTCGCAGACGTGTGAATAGATGTTCTTGTCCGGCTCCAGATGATAGCGCACATCGCCGGTCACTTGCATCAGCTTGTACTTGTAGCCGCCCATATAGCCACGCCGCAGGTACTTGCAGGTGGGGCTGATGATGTAGCCAGGCTCGCCCGTCATGGTCAGCCGCTGCAGGTGCTGGATGACAGCGCCCTGCCGGATGTCAGGATCATTGGTGTCAGCTTGATGCGCTATTATTCCTGCCGCCCTGAGGATCAGGAACGGCGTGTTTTTGTCAGCCTCACTGCGCCGGTTACCTGATGGATCGCCAGTGATGGTGACCGGCAGGCCAGCGTAGTTCCGGCGTAGCGTCTCACCCAGCAATGGTGCGAACTCCAGTGCAGAAAAGTCCTCGGTCACCACCTCGCCACTACACTGCCACTGCCCGTCTGCTGTCAGCTGCTTGAAGGTGGCAGCCGGGGTAAGGCCAAAGTCCACCCCAACAAATACCGGGCTATCCAGTACTTCCAGCGGCTGTGCAGCACAATGCACCAGATCGTTATACTGCGGGTAGATGGGTTTGCCATCCACAATGAATCCGTACTGGCCATTAACATAGACGTCAATCCACGCCTGATCCTGCCCGGCGGATATACGTTGGTAGTAGCCAGGCACCAGGTTGTGGACGTTCTCGGCTGCATCACTCAGTCCTCCGGGCTGTCGGAACAGTTCGTGTCCGTCCGGTCGCAGCTCTTCGAACAGACGATAAGACCAGTGCAGATCATCGGGCGGATTGGTGTCCATCCAGATACCGAAAAATGGCGGCACGTTGTCACCGTACTCCCGTCGGGCAGGATACCTGCCAATACGTGTCTTGAGCATGTTGAAGATGGGTTTGGCGAGCTCACGGTATTCATTCAGCCACGCCCAGGTGAGCTCAAGGCTGAGTAACTTGCCGATATCGCCAGGCCGGTCGAGTGCTCTGAACAGTACTTCATGGTGAGTGCCCTCGATGTTGAGCGTGTGGGTCATGGTGCCGTGGCTGAAGGTGCCATACGGCCTGAGCCAGTCCATCCAGGTGTTGAGCGTGGTATCGCTGAGCTCCCGGTAGGTATTACGCACCACCAGCCCACGGCTGGACTGGCATTCTGACATGCGGCGATAGGCTTCCACAGTGCAGGTGACGGACTTGCCCGACCCTACCGGGCCCATCAGTGCCCGTACGTCAGCGTTACTCTGGTGGAACCGTGCTCCCGTTGGTGAGGGCCGGTAGCGGATGTCCTTTGCCATTAGTGAGCTTCGGCATCTCCATGATCAGTCGTGGCGCTTCGGTGACTCGCAGGTCCATGACCATTGAGCGTACATCCGGCACCACCTTATTGAGCAGTGCCAGGCAGACTCTAACCCGCCCTTCAACTGGCTTTTCCTTGCCATCAGCCACATCCAGCAGGTAGGGCAGCGCCTGTCCCGCCTTGATGCGATCGCTGATAATGCGCGGGAAGGGAGTATCTTCGCAGCGTCCCACTGGTTATCCCGTACAGGGCAGCTCGGATTTGGCCATGCTGGCAGGATAGCATGGATCACCATCTGCCATGCTTTGTCTCTGGATTGAGCAACGGGTACACATCCCTGATCAGTTCGTTGATATGGCGAGTAGTGATCCAGTTCTTTTCTGTCATGTGGGCAATCCAGTGAATCAAGCCGCTGTCAGTATTCAGCTGTTCTGCCGCAACGCGGTAATTATAGTTCTTGTTGCGCTCATGGTAGAAGCAGACTTCGCCGTTCTCCAGAATGACCCTGGAAGAGCCGAGGTCCAGTGTTGCCAGGTTCAGTTTTTCCATCTTGTCTTCTCCTTTTCAAAGTTATCCACAGGGATGTCGTTGCCCGGTCGCCTAAAGAGCACACCGACACACTG